TTTATTCGTTCATGGTTGCTTCTCCAACCATTTTTATTTTTATATTCAACGGCTTCCCCAAAACTTTCAAAATCTTGCTCAACTTCCACAAAGCAATAATCACAACTTAGTTTTACAACATTATATTCTTTGCTAATTGCCATTTTTAGACCTTCTTTCTAATATTTATAATTTAACTATTATTTCCTTTTATAATATTATATATTTCTATGAATGCATCTATTTTACCTTGTATATATATGCTGTCTTTTCTTCTGTCAAGATTCCTTAGATTTTTTAAACAATATATTTTTATTTCATCAAGCACCTTCGCAAGTTTATCAGCATCTTCCTTTTCTGATTTAAGTATCTTTTTTAAATTATCATTTTCTTCTTTTTGAAGCTCAAGAATTTTTTTTAAATTAATATTTTCTGCTAACAAATTCTCTTTGCTGCTTTCATTTATATCTGGTTTATACATTTTTATCATCCTTTCTTTTTTTTTATTAAGTTTATTTCATTCAGATACTTTAAAACTCAATTTTTCATTATCATTTCACTAGCTTCTATTATTTTATCTTTGTATGTTTCATATATTTCCTCTAAAGAATCAAAAGATAATATTACTAAATAATTCATAGTATTTTTTAATATTTTATTAGATTCTAACAATCCTATAGTTTTTTTATGCATTTCTTTTGCAAAATTCATCATTTGTTTCTTTTGTTCACCAGTTTCTGACATTGCATTATTAAGCGAATCTCTTCTATTGCTAATTGATCTATCAAACTTTTCAGTCTGATAATAATATTCTAAGCATACATAAAAATAAAAATCATCTTTACTCATTTTCATATTTTAAAAACCTTTCTATTACTCTAAAACTTCTAATGATTCAACTCTTTTTTTATTAAGTTTATAGCTTTTTCAAAAATTATAATAAATTCTGAACCATACTTATCATGTTCTAATAGATATAAATTCATTTCTCGCAATATATCAACTTCATCTTGCTCAAAATCCATTTCTATCTTAAAATATCCTATATATCTCCAATATATATATAGAATATTATCCAAAAAAATATAATCAAATTTAAAATCTCTAAAATCTTTGCATTTATTTAATTTTATATTTTTCAATTTTCTTGGTTTAGTATCGTCATAGATAATTGAAGTTTTATATTTTTTTTCTGCTAATAAATCATACTTACCTTCAAAACACATTTCTTCACATTTTAAATATAATTTTTCATTTGTTGTAAAAGTTATGCAGATTTTTTTATTTTCTAATTTAGTTACATTTAAAATTGTTTTATCTTCTATAAAATCAAATATTTTATTTCTCATTTAAAAAACCTCTCTTATCATTTCCTTTCTATTGCTCTAATGATTCAATGCTTTTAACAAAAACTGAACACATATCATTTAACCTATTATATATATCATTGCATTTTTTTCTGCTATTTCTTGAGCTTTTTTGAAACTATCTATTTGATTATAAACTCCTTCGTAATCTTCAATTTCAATTATTATTTTATAATTTTTCATAATATCTCCTACATATAAAAAGGATCACAAAATTCTTGATTTAATATTTTTTGTACTAGAATATAATGAGAAAAATAAAAATATTCGTCAACATCCTTGTCATTATTAACTTCTTTCAAAAAAAGTAAAAATAATTTTTCAAGACTTATCTCTTTATTTTCTTGAATAATTTTATTTCTATCAATTGAATATTCTTTTTCAAATTCAGAATATGGTAAACCTATAATAATGAAATTTTTAACTTCTTCTTTATTTATTAAATCTTTTATATTTAATCCATATTTATTAATAAACCTTTCCATTATCCATTTAATCATTTCTTTTATATCATCCATATAATCTGAATCCTCTCATATTTTAAAAAACTTTCTATTTTCCTCTAAAATATCTTTATATGATTTTGCATGTTCTTCATTTACATATCACATAGTTAATATAAAATTCTGATTTAATGAGCTTTTTTAATCTGCTCTCTCTCATATTTTCTAGGTAAAAATTTATTTTCATTCAAATGATCTCGTTGCTGTTTTTGCCAAAATGAAATTTTCTGAGTAGCAAAGTTTTTCGTTTTATCATCTAATGACACAGATTTTCTTCGCTTCCATGTTCTAATATTTCTTTCAATTTGTCTTTGTCTTTGTTGAGCTTCATAGGCTAGTTTTTGAGCTTCCCCATATCCAAAGTTATCAATTAACTTCTGTTCGTATGGATTTACTCTTGTAATTAGTTCTGGTGTTATATCTTCAAAGAACACAGAAATATCATGAACACAATTCGGATGATATAGGCCATTTCTAATTGCATCCGACATACTCTCATAATAAGGATGATTACCATTAATTGATAAAACAGCATTTTCATAAGGGATACACATTTCACATGCCCTAAAATGAGCCGATACAATAACAAGATCATACCCACTCTGAGTAAGTCTATTTAAATTTGCTTGAATGCCACAGTGGGCTGATAATGTTCTTCCAACCGTTTCACAATAAGTATCAATGCTATATCTAGCTCCATTTTTATATGTAATAGTTTTAATTCCATTTTTTGCAAATTGATCTAACATTTCTTGAGAAAATTTTCGCCTCGTAAATATATCTGCCTCACTAAAATACTTTTCACCTGCCATAATAGATGTTTGACGGAAAATATCATCAGCAGCACGCATTATTTGAAGCTGTTGACCTTCAAGACTATAATAAGCAGATTGACGGAATGTACCAAAAAAAGTCTTATGATCTGCATATTTACCAGAAAATAATAAACTTACTTGTCCTGAAATTTCTGGGATATCTGGCGGTGGTGGAAAGTCTTTTAATAAGATATTTCCATTATTTATTTTATCAGTTAAAGTAGATTGTTTTCCTAGACTTTTTAATGTTTTTTCAGCATCTTTAATTCCAGAAATATAAGATGCTGCTAAATCATTGTCCGCCCATTGCTTCCACTGCATATCAAAATTTTTAGCTATTTTATCAACTTTTTTTTCATATATCTTTCTATATTTATTTATATTTTCAGGGTCTCTTATTATACTTTCTTGAAGTTCAACAAGAGCGTCACTAATCAACACTATTACATTTTGAGCATCATATATTAAATTATCCGCATATTTCTCATAGTCTTGATTTTTCATTTTATCAATCCTTAATTAATTTCTTTGTTTTTAATTTTTACCTCATAACTATTAAACATTTCAATGTTTTTATACGCTGAAATTTTAATATATGCATTACCAACTTCAATACATTGTACTGATATATTAGCTTTTTCTTTTGTAATATCATCTAAATTTAACAATGATTTATATGCCTTTAAATAATATTCATATCCAGACATAAGCAATTCATGGGATTCAACATATTCAAAAGGAACCTTCATTTCTTTTATTTCATTTAAAATTATTGAGAATTCATTATATATAGTTGAATAATCATATTTATCTTTTTCAGCTAATTTGGTAGAGTCTTTAAATAATTTAGCTGTTTTCATAGCTGTTACATGAATAATATATCTATATTCATACAAACTATCATCTTCCCACTTAAATCTAGTAAAATCTTTATAATATTTCATTTCTGACCTCCTAATAAATAATAATTATTATTATACTTTATGCTTTTTAATTTATCAAGGTATAATAATTATTATTTTTATATTTATAAAATTTCTGATGTTATTCCCTGTTCTTTTAATATTCTGTCAACTTCTTCTTCGATCTTATCTTCATCCCAATCGGTATGCTGCATTTTAACTTTTGTGTAAGTAGATGCAGCTTTCGCAGTTTCTAAGTTTCTGATTACTTCTGATACTTCTTTTTGGTCTGTAATTATATAGTCTTGTAAATTTACAGTTACATCCTCTATTTCATATCCAGGTCTCAAACCTGAGACTTGATCAATTTTCTGCATCTGATAGATCAATTCCCTAATAGCAGGTGAAAAATATCTGCTTTTAGTTTCTCTTGTTAGCTGCGACTTATGTTCTAATATCTTTAAAGCTGTTCCACTGGCTACATTCCCATGTTGACCTATTCCAAAAGTTTGTGGTGAATATCCACAATGAGTAACTATATTAAAGAACATTTGTTCACAAGTTGTTTTATGTTCTTCTGTTCTAATATCAAATTGTATTTCTTCTATTGGTTTGATACCAGTATCACCAGCCATTTTCCAATTAGTTAAATTCAATTTAATAAAAGCTCTTTGAAATTTACTAAATTTATTTAAATTTTCGGATTGTCCAGTAGCTTGATTAGTAGTTTTATTAAGCAATTCCTCATCAATGAAAATTTGAGCCATACCTAGTTCAATATCACGCATCCAACTAGTCCAAGCAACATCTAAAGCATCCATCATTGTCAATGAGATTGAATAATCATTAATTCCTAAATAAGAACCTGGTGCGAGCTTATTTGGTCGCTTATTTGGTACATATACGCAACCTAGACCATCTATGTTATCATATTTTGTATTTTCTAGATTTAAATTTTCAGTTTCCGAAATAGAATTAAGCTCTATATTTTGACCAACTCTATTTTTCACACCCTCGTATAATTCATATTCTATTAATAGATTTCTACCTGACCGCTTTCTTCTTTCAAATAATCTCCATACTTTTCCTGTGTCCGGTTCAAATTTAACTTCACGAAAAGTCATTACTTCCCATAATCTTCCTCGCCAAAATATAGGGAAAAACTGTGTTGGAGTCAATACACTTATTATAGGTAAACTTAACAATGTTGGCTCAATATCAATTTTAAATAAACATCCAGATAATGCAGCTGCCAATTCTGCTCCCTCAAGTAATAGATTCTCAAAACCATTCTCATTGATAAAGTCTGATATTCGTTCACCTGCAATACTAGTCTTATCATATTTAAATTGTGGCAATTCGCTAAATAAAAGATTTGCCGAAGTATTGCAAATATCATTCGCAGCTGGTAAATGTATTAAACCAGCAAAATCATTTATTCTAGCCCACATTTTAGATTGAGCGACTGCATCTCCAATGGCTTCAATAGTGTAATAATTATATAAATAGCCAGGGTCACCAGAATACCATGTTGCCCATTCTTTATATTTGTTAAACCAAAATATCCACTCTTTTGGAGGAAATTGAGTGTCTTTTTCAAAAAACATTTACATCACTCCTTTTTTCATACTCGAAAGTAGTATACTTTAAGTATACTACTTATTTTCTCATTTCATTTAATTTTCCCATTTTCTCTTTTTCAATATTTTCTCTTATAATTTTCAAATATTTCTTCACTTTTATTTCTTCTTCTGTAGTAATATACATTACTACTTTTTTGCGTCCCGTTCTTGGTCTGCCTGCACCTTTTCTTGTTCCACCCCAGCCCATTATAATCATCCTTTTATAATATTTATTATTTTCTGTATTTTATAAGGCAATGTAAACTTGCCTTACAATCATCTAACGGATTATGATTTTTTAATTTTCTTGTTGCTGGGTCTTGCACTATCCACCCAGCATTGTCATTTTCGTATTCTGCCGCTCTATCTATGTTTATATCAACAATTGTTGATACATCCATTAAAGGATATGGCATGTCAAATTTTCTTTGTTCTTTTCTGTCTTTCATAACATCTATAAGGAATTTTACTTCCACTGGATAGCAGCAATCTGCCCAGATTTCACAATCTTCTTTGTGCTTTTTATAGAAATCAAAGAAGTGTGTTCTCAATGTTTCTCTGCTGCTAACCATTGTCATTCCTGATAAACCAGGTAAAACATTTTTTACTACCCAGGAATCACAATCCTGTAAATTTTCAAATGCCATCATTTCAAATGTTTCAATGATTTCTCCTTTTTGTGTAGTAACTATAGCAGCTACTGCAAAACCTTTACCATACAAACTTGTTGCCTCAACATCAAACATAAAAATATTTTTTTTCATATTCATTCTCCTTTAAATTATTTATATTCTATTTATAAATCTTGCTGAATCTCAATTAAATCTTTGTGTAAATTCTCACAAGGAATAGCTATATGAGATAAAACATCATTTGCAACCATTTCACCATCTTCGTCTCTCTTTATCCCATACAGAAAACAGTACGGACTTTGTCTTTCACTATTATTAATCTGATTAAATTGAAACTCATCCAATTCTTGAAGATATATTTCATCATATCCGCAAAAATCATCACAGCCTAATTCTATTAACTGTTTGCCCATTTCTATTAATTGGTTCATATATTCTTCATAATTCATAAAATTTTCTTTGTCATAAATTATTCCATCAATTGCTACTTCCCAATTTTCTTCTGGTTCTAAAATCATGGGCTCTAATATCATGCATTCTTCATCAATTTCTAATAGTTCACAGTTTTCAAAGCTAACTGGACAAGTATTATCAATGCTGTCGTTATCTGCGTTATAAAAATTTCTGTAATCTCCCATAACCTTTATCATTCCATTTTCTAAAATTTTAATATCGTTCATAATCATTCTCCTTTTAAATTATTTGGCGGTTTAGGTTGACCGCCAACCGTTTAAACTTTAAGCGTAGTATACTTCATAAAGTTCATTAAGTCCTCTTAATGTGTAATGTTCCCCAGATGTATATTTACCCACGTAATATTCAGTATGTACGCCAGATTTGTTAACATTATTTACATTTACTTCTCCTATTTTCAAATTTTTAGCCGCAAACAATTTCTTTAATTCATTTAGATTTTTCATAATCATTCTCTCCTTTAAAATTTATTAATTAACTACCTTGATAACATTATATCAAAATCAACTTGAAAAGTCAATACTTATTTCAAAAAAAAATAAAAAAAAGATAAATAAAATTAAAATAATAGATAATTATTTATTGTCAGTTTCATTTATCAATTGTTTTCATCTTTCTTTATCCATTCACATATTTTATTAAAATTACAATCATCACAAGTTTTTAATTTTATGTCAAATAAATCCATTATACATTTATTAATTTTTTTATTTTTAATATCTATAAAGGCATAAAGTTCTTTATGTTCTATCAATTCAATTGACTCTATTTGGTTTATAAAATTAGCATCTATTTCTTCTTTTGTTTTATATGTAAAATCAAGAAGAAATATTATTGAATCCACAAAATTACTAAGCATTAAATAAATTTCTTCTTTATCTGCATTTAATTCATTTTTTATAAGATTATTTAATTTTATTCTAATTTCATTTTGAGTTTCTCTTAATTGTTTCATAAACATAATTATACTATTATCCATATTCTCTCCTAATCTCTAAACCAATTTATAGAACTTGCAAAAATATCTTCCGGTATTATTTCCTCACCTTCAAAATATTCATTTAAATTTTTATGCCATTCAGTCATAGACATATAATTAAGATCAGGTTTTATCATTACGTTATCATGACCAATATAATAACTATCAATTATACATGGCATTTTGTCAAAATATATTTTTCTACCAATTATTTGTTTTTGATAATCTATTTCATTAAAATAAATACAATGTTCGCTTATCTCAAATAATAATTTTCTTGCTTTCGCTAATCCATAATCAAAATTATTTACGATAAAAGTATAGAATAATTGATTATTTCTTAATATTTCAACTTTTATATTACTTTCAATTGATTTTTCCTCCCATTTATATTTATAATAGTTTTTTTCTTTAATTGAAAACCCCCATTGACAAACTTCACCAGAAAAACTCATTAAATTATCAAAACTTGGTTTTTCATTTCTATTACAAGCGTAATAATCATTATTACCCCAATGACCACCAATAGAATGATAAAATCCATCAAGTTTATACACTGTTAGTGGTTGACCATTATACCAGGAATCCCATTTTAATTTTCTTAGATTTGTTAGATCAGTATCTTTCTTTATCAATTTTATTTCATTCATATTATTTCATCACCATATATCCTTTCTATTAAAGCAAATTATTAAATCTAAAATATTTATTGTTTGTTCCTATATCTAAATACCCATTATTTTTATGAAAATATAAAAATGGAAGTCTAATAATAAGAAACCAATATTTTAAATTTTTAAAATTGAAATAAAATTTACAATTATTAATATATTTTCCTTTTTTAAAAAATGATATTTTTATGTTATGTTTTTTTAAATTTTTAATAAATAAAACATTCTTATAAGTATCTTTTTTATTTTTCCAGATTTCATAAACTGTATAATTATAATTTTCAAATTTTTTAAACATATAAACTCCTTTTAGTATATTTTTATATTTTACTTTTTTATTTATATTTCATCTTTATTTATTAATCTATCTAAAAATTTACATGCTATTTTATTTGATAATTCATGATCAATATTTGAATTATCTTGTATTATGCAAGCGAGATTACTTTGCCATGCATAATACATACTTCCACCAGACTTATCACTTTTTAGTTCGTTTAAAATAATTTTCATAGCTTTTTGATATTTAAGATCATTAAATTTGATATTTAATAATCTTTCTATTTCAATTGAATTATTTGCAATTTCATTAATTAAACATTTCTCATGATTTGTAAATCTGTGATCAATATCCATTTCAAAATTTAAAACTATTTCCTGATTTCTATCTTTTAGTTTATTAATTTCATCATCATAAGATAAATGTGGTCCATCTATAATATTTTTATCTGCAAACATATCACTGCATAATCTATTAAGCATTTTACAAATTTCATTAGGTTCTTTTTTAGTTCCATTTATTTCACTTCCATAAAATGTAAATTTTGAAGTTGTTAAAATTGATACAGCAGCCAATAACATTTTTCCTTCATAGGTACTATCAAAATCACATCTTTCCATATAATCAACTTGATTATTATTTTCATTGAATTCTTTATCATCTTTTATATTTCTTTGATCTTCACATTGTTGATCTTTACATTGATCATTAAAATTTAATTTTGTCCATGGTTTAAAATTTTCTATTTCATCAATTAAAGAATAACTATTCCCATCGAAACAAATACACCGATCATCAATAGTCAAATATGCAGCTGATTTTACATTTGTGATTTTATCTGAATATATATTATATTCTTTTAAGTATTTTTCAATACATTTTAGTCCTTCTAAATGAGAGCATCTTGATGAATAAATATATATCAGATATTTTTCTTTTAATTGATCTATGCATTCTTTGATACCATCAACAGGCTTATCAAGAGCAAGGTCAACTCCATGCCAACCGCTTGTATAACTATGTATAACACCATCAAAATCAAATAAGATTGTTTTCTTGTAATTTTTATTAATTGTTTTACTCATATTTTCCATTCCCCTTTTTGTTAGTTTTTATTTTTATGTTATCTCCCAACCATTGATATTTAGAAGCTGCCCAAGCTATTAGACTATCTGGATAATGGTCATCCTCTTTGGCAATTATTTCTAAATCAACATTTTTGTAATGATATTTCTTTAATTTATCTTGACAAATTTTATCAGAAATATTAATTAAGTCTTTTTCTAAAAAATATCTTAGAACATTAATGCCAATATCTTTCCATTTATTAAATGCTACTGGAACAAGATTTACGCCTGTTCTTTTCTCTTTAAGTATTTTATTAAATGTTATATTACTATCTTTTGGATTACTATCAGCAAAAATAACTTTTATTTTTCTGTCAATGCATATTTCAGCCATTTGATAACAACGCTCCGTAAGTTCAACATTTTCAAATGGATATGATTCTATATTTCGAAAATTTTCTTTATTATCTTGAATTACATTAAATACAGTACAATTGTATCCCCAGTCAAGACCAGCCTCAGTATATAATTCATTATTATATCTATCTTTTAATCCTCTTCTATATGATCTGTCAACACTTTCAAAATCAAATATAGTTTCATCAGATTTAGGACGTTTCAATAAATACTCTGAATTCCACATTGCCTTTGGAATTTGTCTTTTACGTCGCATAATTTCATCAAATGTCCAAAATCCACGAGGATATATCATTTCTTTTACACACCAGGCGTATAGTTCTGCACCTAAATCAAATCTGCTATCTATCAATTCAGACATTAAACCAAATGGATTATGCAGTGTACTGGAAATAATTATATTATCTTTTATTCCATAATTTTCTTTTGGTTGACCTAAAGCAGCATCATATATTTTTTTGTCCATTTCATCAACTTCATCAAGTCTCAATTTTTGTGGATGTGGACCTCTTACGGATTTCGTAGAAGCTGCCAAAGCATTAATCCAACTGCCATTACTAAGTTTAAAGCCTCTTCCTGCAACTTCTTTATTTTCACCTAATAATTTATTTGCTGTATTCCTACTTACATATTCCCATTTTAGCTCTTTAAGATCATATACTTTTAATCTCATGTCTAGTCTATCAACGTTTTTAGTATTCTTCCATGTTTCCCACAAATTTTTTAAATATACGACTGCCCTAGTTGACTGTTCAAGAGAGCCACCAAGAATATTAATACCACAATGAGACTTAAAAACAGCTTCAACAAATGATAATAATGATAAATCAAAAGTCTTACCAGTTCCTCTCATTGCATACCAGATTGAAAAATCGTCCAATTCTGCATATGCTGCCCAAACTGCATCCAGTGGTGACATATGATTATTTTTAATGCAATAATCATTATTTGAAATTTTACTTGGTAATCTACAATTAAACACAAGTGCAAAATAAAGAGCCAAATGCTCTTTTGTTCTAGGCGCTTTGCATTCAAAAGATTCACCAAGATCAACAACATTCAATAATTTATTATTCTGCATCTATTTTATCTTCCATTTCTTTGATTTTTTCTGACACATTTGGATACATTACATCAAAAGCTTTTTTAATTAATTCATCTGAATACTTATCTTTTAATTCTCTAATATCATTAGTAATTTCTTCTATTTTCTCTTCAACTTCACTATCTTGCCTTTTAAACTGATCTGGAGCAAGATTGCATAGAGCAAACATCAACAACGATGGAACCGATCTTGCTTTTTTAGTGACTTTTCTAATTTTTTGTTTCTCTTTGTACATTATGTCGCCATCTTCAATAATTTTTTTGCTTCTATTCTTCAAAAATGGTACTTTTTCAATTAGTTTTTCTGTCTCTTCATAGTTATAGCCTAATGCTTCCTCATATAAACTTTTCTTCAAATTATATACAAGTTTTTCCTTGGACGCCTGTAATGCTCTTATTAAGTCTATATTTTCACCATTTCTTTTATAATTCTGTAAAGTACAGTAATGTATGCCTAATAATTCCGCAACTTGACGTTCCGTCTTGCCTGATTGTCTCCAGTCTTTGATTAAATCTAATTTTTGAAGGACGTGTGTTTCATATTTGCTATTCATAATTTACGCCCCCTTTTTTAAAATAATTTTTTGTGCTTTTCATCAATAATATATGGTACTGCATTCTTCCAAAAAATCTTATGATGTATTCTAAGCTCGGCAACACCCATCTTTGATATTTTTACACATGAGGGACAATACATTATAGTGTAAAAACTTTTTACATATGTACCCTGATCTTTATATATATCTGTCATACCACCATCATTGCTCTGAGTAGTAATTTGTCCAATACTTACACAACTTACTGTTAAGAATAGCTTGCCTACACTGCCTAATTTTACATACGTGTTAACATCCTCATTTATGCGACCTAAAAATGTGAATGGACGGTCAATGCTGCATAATTGAGTATTCATTGCCTTTCGTTTCATACAAATATTTTTCCCAAGTACATTTCCAGCCCCTCCAATAAAGTCACCATCCTGAGCAAAGGCCAAACAAGTTATATTTTTTGCTTTTTTATAGAAGTTTAATAATGCTAAAAATAATTTATCTAAAGTATCATAAAGATGAATATGTTTAAATTCACCTTTTTCTGTAAATCTTAAACCAAAATTAGTGTAATCATCATCAAATTCCATGAAATATTTTATATTTAAATCTTTCGCAGCTTTAAAACAATAATTTCTAGCATATACTACAGTTTTTCTGTTATCAAAATTATCGGCCTGATCAAATTCCTTAGAAATTTTTAATTTATCGAACATAATAACTTTATTACCGTATTTCTCATAATATTGATTGCTGGTCTTATCTTCATTATCAATTAAAATATAATATTGTCCTGTATATTTTAATCGTTCTAGAGTATGAATTGTTTGAATATTATCAGGCCTACCATGTGACATAATAAAAATACAAAAATCATTCGGTAACAATTTCTTCACCTTCTTCTTTTACATCTTTATATATATCATTTGCAAATTCGGTTAATCCATATTCTATAGCCTTGTCAAAATCTATTATTACCATAGCAAGCTTTTCCATTATTTCCTGTAAATTTTTATCACTATGACAGTAAAATTCTGCGATATTCTCATAATTAAATACAATAAATCTATATGCAGCAAAAACTAAAAAATCTTCTAAATTCTTTTCAAACTTTTGATCTTTAATTTCTCTTATTAACTGAATAGCTTTTTCACAATTTATCATATCTTTTAATTCTGGCGGTTTATCTTGTTTAGGCTCATATATAGGAGCTTTTATTTTATCAGTATAATTATTTTCTCCTGTTCCTGAAGTAGATTCCCCGCTGGAATTAGAATTTTTATCTAGAGAAAATTCTTTCATTAATGATTCAAGTTCACCATCATCAAATCCAGTAAAATTAAATAATTCACTATCATTTATCTTAATTTCACTTAATAAATTTGTTAGCTTATCAAAATTCCATTCACCATCGATTTTATTCAGTGCAATATTTAAAGCCTTTTCTTCATTCTCATTTATATCAAGTTGTATAGCTTTTATATTACTATATCCTAATTCTTTTAATACTGGAATTCTTTGATGTCCAGCGATTATCTTAAATTCACGATTAATTATAATCAGTTCAACATATCCAAACTTTTCAATACTATTTTTAAGATCATTATAAGCTTTATCACCAGGTTTTAATTGAATTCTTGGATTATATTCTGCAGGTAATAATTTATTTATATCTATCTCTATTATTTTCATAACTATATTTTAGCCTCCCTGATCTTATTAACTCTTTTTATTTTTTCTATAAGACTTGAATTTTCACCACCTAATTTTTCAGATATAATAAGTATTTCCTCATCACTTAATGTTTCATCTGGAATATATTCTAAACCCCCTTCATAACCACCATAGCTTTTAATGTTATATCCTAAAAATTCTAGAGTATCTTTAAGATAATTAATACTTCTACGACTTTTTAAGTCTAAATGTCTTACAATCTCAATACCTTTAGTTCGACCGTTCTCTTTTAATAATTTTAACATTCTAAAACTATTTACTAATTTATTAGTTTTTGTTTCTATTCTCTTTTCTATTTTTTTTTCATTTTTCATATTTATTAACCTCTCAGAATGATATAATGTAATCCCAAATTATTTAATTAAATTACTAGTTTAAATAAAAGAAAATTACTATAAATTAAAAAGTAATTTTCTTTTATTTTATCACAATGATTGTATTTTGTAACCTTTCTATTTTTTTTAACGGTTCAAAAGGGAGATTATCTCTCCCCTTTATTAATCATGTTTCATGATTCTTACTTCGCCTCTTACTGTTTTTACATGGAATGAGTGGTTGCATGTATTACACCAGTAAGTTTCAAGCTTAATTCCATCAATCTCTAATGTTGTTAGTTTCTCAATGTCTATACTTTGACATTGCTCTCTTGGACATTTATTCACCTTATCACCTCCTTTCAATCAGGAGCTTGTCTTACTATTTGCCATTTTTTAGAATTATTTTCTTGTTTTTCTCTCTTTTTGTTCTTCTATTTTTTTATTTATATAGACTATTCCCTCATTTTCATATCCTACACAATCAGTCAAAGAAGTGATATATGCCCAAACATTGCTTTTACAATTTGTTGATTTCATAATGAATTCAAATATTCTTTTCTCTTTTACTTTTCTATCACTGACAGTATAGCCATCTTTTCTTAATCTAAGAATAAAATCTTTTCTTGTTTCTTTTCCATTACTTAAAATTTCAACTTTTTCTTTATTAACTTTTATAAGAGCTTTAAAATATTTAGGTTCTGTAGTCTTATCAGCTGCTTTAAGTTCTTTATCTTGTTGATCTTTTAAGAAGTTATAATCCGTATAAATTTCATTCAAACTATCAATTAATAATTCACTGTTATTATATGCAGTTACTATATTTTCATATAGTTTGACAAGTCTTTTTTTACTATAATTTTTTTTAAGTGATAATTCAGTATATCCAAAAGTTGAATCAATTTTTATTCTTTTAATAGCTTCAATTGCCATTTTTTCGTGATTGTCTTTCAAATTTTTTTGACATAATACCTTTAAATCCTTAATCTTTGAAAAGTTAGCATAACCTAACCCACTTATTCTAACTATTTCCTCTATCATTTCTGACCTATTTAAGTTTAAAAATCTTTCATTTAATTTAATTGTCATTGTAATTTCCTCCCAAAAATTTAATTTACTTACTATATATATTATATAATATGGCATGTATTTTGTAAAGAGAAGATGGCTAAAAATGGCAATTGTAATGTAAATGTAAAAAAAGAGCCTGAAATTAGACTCTTTTTTTACTTATTTTCAATTTTTTTCATCATAGCAGCTGCGAATTTTTTTGAATCTTCATAAGTTTCATTTAAAGATAACATTCTAAACTTTATTATTTCTTCAATTATTTTAGTTCTATGATCTTCTAAATTTTTATTATGTTTATTTTCAGAATTTATTTTAAGTTCCCTATTTACAAGAATTTCCTTAATTTCATGTAAATACATCTTTGAAAATTCTTTGTAATCATTGCTATCTTTATCAAGTTTGTTTAAAATTTCTTTTCTCTCTATATCTTCACTTTCTAAAGTTCTTAATTCATTTTCAAAATTTAAAACAATATCATTTCCATATATTTCATGCATTTTCTTTATTTTAGCTTCTTTAGTTACTATTCTAGTACTACCATTATTATTATCAACTTTGCTGATTATAGCTTCCATAATATGATTAGTTCTTCCTAAACCTCCTATTTCAGCTATATCATACCAAACAGAGAATCCAGATTCATCAATTACTTTCACTATCTTATACCAGCCACAATCATTTGCCATATCACCATGATTGTAAAGTACTTGATCAACTTCAAATTTGTTAGTTTTATTTTCTGTGAAAGTTTCTGCTAAAGTTTCAACTTTTTCAATTAAAGATTCTTTTGTTGATTTCCCATTAATAGTAGATTGTAATTCCTCAGCTAAAGTTAAAAATCTTTTAATTTCGCTATATTCAAAAGCAATCATATTTTTTGTTAAGCTTGTTGATAAATGTTTACAACTTGTACTTAAATTCATTTGTTTTCTCATTATCCCGATATTTGAATGTAATTCCATGACTAGCTTTTTCATTTCTTTGTTTGTTTTGCCTATATTTGCTTCATTTACTATTGTATAGAATGCTCTTAATGTCATTTTTCCTTTTAAAATCATTTCTTTCTTTGTTAATTTCTTATTCATAGTAGTTCCTCCTAAAATTTAATTAATTAACTTACTAAGTACATTGTATCACATTGCATGTATTTTGTAAAGTGAACATGTTTATTTTACTGCATTAAAAAAGCAGCCATATGACTGCTTCCAGTAATGTGGCAAATTGCAACTAAATTGTATTATTAATGTAACATTTAACATATTTAAAATGATGGCAAGCTATTTCAATCCACTTTTCATTATTATCATTTTCAAATATATAACCATGTCCCAGATTACGACATACTCTCCAACCAGAATTAAACTGTACTAGCTCAAAACACATTTCATTTTTATCAATTATTTTGCCTTTATTAAAATTACAATCTGCATCACCTGAGTAATCATCGGTAGTTTCTTTTGAAATAACTACTTCTTTTATTTGATCATTCATCAACATCTTCTTTATGTCCCCTAATGTTATTTGTTTTTTCAAAATATTAACTGTATTTGGCTTTTCTATAAATGGGCTAAAAATATCAATAGACTTTAGCTGTATTGTTTTTAAAGAAATATCATCTTTATAATTTAATGGTCTTGGATTAGACAAAAAATCTGATAAAGTTATATTTTTATTTTTCAAAGAAATATCTTTTTCAAAATTAATTCTTCTATCAATTGATGTTGAAACAATAAAACTTTTTGAAATTATAAATTGAGTACAAAATTTCCAAGTTTTCATAGCATTTTTCAAATGAGTAATAATAAATGTTTCCTCATAACATCTTACACTTACATTCAAATCTCTAATAAAAACTATACCAAATTCATTAATAAAATTTTCATTACCTTCTAATTTATCAATTATTCTAAACATTTCAAATTCCTCCCAAAAATTTAATTATTTTCTATATCAATTATACTACTTTGAATGTATTTTGTAAAGTAGATGTATTTTCAATTTGCTGATATAATAATTTAGTATCGTAACTTTTCTAAAAAAATTAATAAAAATATTTTGATGCATTATGCATCACTTTTTTTTTCACAAAATTTCATGAAAATAATAAAACAATGATATATTAAATTTCGTCCAAAATCATATCTAGAATCGATTGAAATTTAATATGCATAATTTCTCTTTAATTTAACATTGTGAATGTCTAAATTAAAAATTTGATGCAATAGATTTTAAATTATAAGTTTTTTTTTACAGAAAAAATTATTATCGGTTAAAGAAAAAAGTAATGGGGAGACCTTACTTTTTTTTCATACTTCAAGTTATCAACAAAGTTATCAACACATGTTAATATCTTTACTTTAACCGATAAGTTACTTTTATTACTTCAAAAAAAATTCAAATTTATTACAATATATTCATATTAAACTATACATACATTAACTTAGTTACTGGGTTACTTTTGGGGTTACTCTTAACCAAACGCAGTCGTATCAATGGTTAGAGTGCTAAAGTTACCAGTTACTTAATTTTTCGTATATATATATATATATATATGTATAATATATATGTATGTATTTTATGTATATATATGTATTTGATATTTATAAACTCTTGTGTAATATTATATATATAAGTAACTATATATATATATATATATATAGCCCTCTGAAATCGGTAAATGAGGGGTTACTTTTGAGGTTACTTTTTTTTCAAGTTTTTAGTAACATGGTAACTTTAAATTTTTTTTTGTGATTATTAGTAATTTTGAAGTAATTTTTAAAAAAAGTATCCCCCGAAAATGCTTTACAAAATATAATTATTTTATATAATATTAATACATGAATAAATATAGTTTAAAAGGGGTGTTAATATTATGGGTAAATATTTTGCAGACAAAAGAAACAAAAAAATTCTAAGAAGTTTTTGTTTGAATGATGAAAGTGTGATCGCACTTGATACAATAAAAAAAAATAATAAAAAAAGATCGAAATCAGAGATAGTTGAAGCTGCATTGATTTTCTTTTACAATAGCATGAAGGATGATGGACAAATTAAGGAGGCTAATTAATGTCAACTAATTGTATTTCAAAAATTAAAGATAGTGATAATATTGTTTTCACTGAAATTGAAGGAAGTCAATATTCTCTCAGGTTAGAAAACTTTGAAGATGTATTAAATTGCTATCTTGATTTTAAGCTTGAAAAGCATTTTGATGTAATAGCTGATAGAATATACAAAGGATATAAAAAACATCCGCAATTTATAAAAACTTATTTTGGCTTTATTACTCCGAATAAATTTACTTTAACTGATAAAGGCATTGAAAGTACAAGAAAAATTAATATAGGTAGGCATGAAATTTTTGAGGATATAATTCTAAGTGATAAGTGGATTTTTGTAACATCAAAAGTTTATTCTAAATATCATGGAATTTATCAATATGAAGTAATGTCTTATAGTCCAAATACAAAAAAGACAATAACTGGATTATGTTTAGCCGATAATTTAGGTAAATTCAATTACTGTATAAGTTTTTGCATGAATAACTTGAATGTAGTTACTAATGAAAATTATAAAAAAGAGTTATTGACGTACTTCAATTCTTTTTTACTTCAAAATGATTATCTTTTAAAAAATAAAATAACACTACCTCAAATGGGATGGAATGAAGATTGTACTGATTTCTTTCCATATTCAGACAAAATATATTTTGATTTTACGGGAGATCAAAGTAATTATTTGAGAAATGTTGTAAGTTCATTTAATAGCAAGGGAAATCAAAAAGAGTTTATAGATAAATTCAAATATCTTTCAAAAAAACTAGATGCTGAATTAATATTTGGCACATGTTTTGCAGCACCATTATTAAAATTGACTGGAACTAGAAGTTTTGCAATAAATTTTTATGGTGATTCAGGTTGTTTTAAATCTCTAATCTCTAAATTTGCTATGGCTTGTTGGGGCAATCCAAATAAAATATGTTCAGCTGGAAATCACACTACCAACGTACTAGTCGAAAAACTAAGCAAATTTAATAACTTATCATTTTATATCGATGAAATAACACATGAAAGTATGGATATATATTCTATGTGTAATGAAAGTGGACGACATCGTTTAAATCAAGCTGGGCAAATAAAAGATGCCATAACTTGGAGAACTTCAATGTTTTCAACTTCCGAAATATCAATGGAATTAGACTCTCAAAAAATGGGGGAAATTAATAGATATTTATGTCTAAATGTAAATTGTATTCCTGAAGATATTATAGATAAGGATGATTATGCCAGAGAATTATATTTATTTATTGAAAAAAATTATGGATTGCTTGGTAAGCAATTCATAAAAGAAATTATAAACAATAAAGAACGAATACTTAATGATTTTGAATATATTTTAAAAACTTGCAATAGTTCACATTATCAAAAACAACATATACTTATAATATCAAATATATATAATGCAGTATATATATATAGACGATTATTTTTCAATGATGACAATATTCAATATACAATAGATCATGCACGATTAATGCTGAATAAACTTACTAAAAAGGAACATTTGAATCCAGCATTGAACATGCGAAATGTCATGCTTGAATTTTATGAAATCAACAAAAATGCATTTAAATCTGGTGATAGTGATATTCCAATGAAAACAAATTATTGTTATGGGAAAGTAAAAGATAATCAAGTCTTTTTTATTTTAGGTCCATTAAAAGATCATTTAGAAAAAAAAGGATTCAATTGGAATGAAAAAAGAGTTCTAATTGAGCAAAATTTAATAGAATATAAAAATGCAAAAATAGATAAAACCAATGCAAAGAGAATAATTATTACTTTAAATGATAAAGACGATGAAGAAGAAAAGGAGTATGATAACATTGAAAGATCAGGAATCAGAAATGAAAATAAATGAAGATAAAATCAATTATTTAACTGTATTATGTATCATGAATAGTAAACTAAATATAATCAATAGTAGGTTAATTGATGTTTTAGAATTGACTGAGAATGAAAGAAATAAATATAAAAAAGAAATATCAGATTTAAAAACTGAAAAAAAGAAATTGACAAATATTATTAAAGATTATATGGGTGAAAAGATATGAATTATAAATATGTATTTGAAACTTTTGATAATGTTTGTAATATATGTGGAATTGAAGCATATTATCCTGAGCTTTATCGCTTTAAACGCAGAATACCCCCGCCTCTTAGGCGGCGGGATGAATGCGAATAAATTAAATATTACATTTTACTAAAAAACAATACTTTCTAGTAAATCTATAGTATAATAACACTAGAAAGGTGGTGAAAACAATGTATCTATGTGTTAAACAGCAATTAAAAAAGCTTACAAAACAACAATATTTAGATTTAAGAGAATTATGTCATATAGCTAAAAACTTGTATAATGTTGGTGTATACAATGTTAGGCAATATTATTTCATTGAAAAAGAATATTTAAACTATAACAAGAATTATAGATTATGCAAGGACAATGAAAATTATAAATTGCTTAATAGTAATATGGCCCAGCAAATATTAAAAGAAGTAGACGGATGTTTCAAGTCATTCTTTGGACTTCTGAATCTAGCTAAAAAGGGGAAATATGATTACAAGTCAATTAAACGACCTAATTACTTACTTAAAGATGGATTTAATACACTTATAATTGGCTTTGTAAGACTTAATGAGAATGAATTAATTCTACCATATTCAAATTCTTATAAGAAAGATCATGGACAAATTAAAGTAACTATACCACCAAACTTGAAAGATAAAAAAATAAAAGAAATAAGGATTATTCCTAAATTCAATGCAAGGTATTTTGAAATTCAATATACTTATGAAGTAGAAGAAATTCAAAGTGATTTAGACAATAACAAAGCACTTGCAATAGATTTAGGATTAAATAATCTTGCAACATGTGTAGTAAGTACTGGAGAAGCTTTCATTATTGATGGTAGAAAATTAAAATCAATTAATCAATTATTCAACAAGGAAAACAGCAGATTGCAAAGTTTAAAAGATTTAAGAGGTATCAAAAGAGTTACATTAAAGCAATTCATAATCACTAATAATAGGAATAACAAAGTAAATGATTATATCAATAAAACATGTAGGCATATTATAAACTATTGTCTCGATAATAAGATTGGTAATTTAGTAATAGGCTACAATGAAACTCTACAAAGAAATATAAACATTGGTCGTAAAAATAATCAAAACTTTGTTAATATTCCAGTAGGCAATATAAAAGAAAAACTAGAGTATCTATGTAAATTATATGGTATTAAGTTCACTAAGCAAGAAGAATCATACACCAGTAAAGCAAGTTTTTTTGATGGAGATATTATACCAAAATACAATCAAGACAATCCTAAAGATTATAAATTTAGTGGCAGAAGAATAAAAAGAGGATTGTATAAGACTAAAAAAGGCATGTTAATTAATGCTGATGTTAATGGAGCATTAAACATACTGAAAAAAAGTAGCGTTGTGAGTCTTGAGACTCTATACAGTAGTGGCGCAGTGGATACGCCTGTCCGTATTAGGATTTCCTAATGCAAAACGAAGCCCCCACTTCTAAAGTGGCGGGTGGTTCACACAAAATTATGTCCTAAATGTAAAAGAGTTATACATACAAATCATTTAACTAAATGTGAATGCGAAAATAGCACATATAGCATTAATAGTAAACAATATAAAAATAAATTTTGATTAATAAAATAAAGTCAATAAATACATAATGAAAAATAACTACTCTTCCATAGTAGTTATTTTTCATTTAAATTTACATCTAGTGAGGTCTAGAAATTTGAAAATGTAATATGATTATTTATTATAATTTAATGCAGTAAATCATTTTATTTACGTATTTTACTTACTAGTTAGTAGGATCGTAGTATCAATTTGAAAACTAATTGACAATAATAATTTTATCAAAAAAAAAATATTAAATCAATAAGATGACATAATAATTTTTCTATGTAGAAATCAATATTAACTTGATAATTTTCTTTTATATCTCTCTTTGACTTTTTCAAATCTTTTTAATCTAGCTTCTTTTTTACTTTCCAATTTTTTAGCTTTTTGATCTCTTCTTTTCATAAGATCAATTACGCCACTATCAATTTGTTTTTTCTTATCAGCATCTTTTATCTTATCTTTTCTATCTTTTAATTGTCTGTATAATTTTTCATAATCATTTTTGATTGAAGTCAATCCGAGTTTATATTCTTTTACAACTAAATCTTTATAAGCATATGCTCCAGCTGTAATATTTTCCCCAAATCCTTGAAGCCATTCTTCCATACAACTTTCAGTTTCGTTCCAACATGTAGCAAAACTATCATCAAGTCCTTTTAACATATCATCTATAAAACTTGTTAATCCATCGCCCATATCTTCAAACCAACCCATTTTTATCATTATCCTTTTTTACTTTATTATAAGATATTAGGTCAATTAATGAATTAGTCTCATTAATTCTATTATTTACATAAAATATTTTATCTATTCCTTCATCAAGTATAGGAAATTGTAATTTTTTGCATTGAGCATTAATTAAATTCACATAAAGATTTACATAAGATTCATTCTTTCTATTTATTCTACTTAAACAAGTATCTAAATCAGTTCCAACAAATACACAATATACTTTATATTCATGCTTTAATGCTTTATATATAATGTCTCTTCTACGTTCTCTTGTTGTGTTAACCTCATCTATTATTATCGGTTTACCTTGAGATAATAAATAATTCAACATAGTTTCCCTAACTGCCCAGACATATTTTTCGCCTTCAGAATAAAAAACTTGTCCATAGACTAATAATCTAAAATCATCAGCAGATATTCTTATTAATTGATTAAATCTCCCTTGTAGCTGTTTTACTATAGTACTTTTACCACTGTGAGAAATACCAACAGTAAAAATTAAAATTCTTTGTTCAATCATAAACAATCATTTTCCTTTCTTTTATATATTTTTTCCAGATATTTAATATCTAAATGAAAGACCATGAAACTTTCAATATATATCATGAAACATAAGAAAATTATAATTTTTCTATGAGTTAACCAATAAAATATAGTTAAGTTAGTGAGACATAATCCTAAGATTACTGTTTTAATCATTAGAAATATTTTCATTTTTCTTCATTTCATTTTCATTATTACAATAAACATAGTTTCTTTTATTTGATTCTATTAAATACATATTATAAAAACCTACTAATTTAATAGTTCCAACAATTTTATTATTGAAATTTCTATCAATTTTTATACCATCTATACTTTTACCAAATATCATCTTATTATAATCATATGTATTATAATTATGCAGACCTTTTATATATTCATCCGCTGATATAATTATTGAATCACCAACATTAAATTCTTCCTGCGGATCCGCAGTTAAATCAAAATCATTCATTATTTTCCTCCACAGAAATTTATTAGGGAAGTTGCCTCCCCAATAAATTAATTTTCACTAAGGTTCAGACATAGTAAGTAAATAGGAGAAATTTTTAAATATAAAAGTCTGAACCTTAATAATATTTTAATATTTTACAATTTAATCTCTTTTATTAATGACAAATCTCCAAATGCCATAATAATCATGATTATGATTTTCATAGCATTTAACGTCGATGACATTATCACCATTTTTAAGTGTTTTTGTAGTAGTTACAATGTCATCATTAGATGCAGCTCCATCATCTTCAACTACTTTAATATATACTTTGTCTGATCTAGTATATACATACTTTCCTACAGGAATATTCGGATATGAATTGTTTATTTTGCTTACTTTATAACTCCATTGACTACCCTGGTGATAATTTTTAATAAGTTTTGCACTTTTCAAAGTAATCTTATGTCCATTATTAACATCCTGCATAACATAACTATCCCAACTATATAATGATACAAGATTATAACTTATCCAGCCATAACCAGACAGTCCCCAATCTTTTCCCCATGAATTAACAAATTTAAAAGCTTGTTTAGAATCATCATAACCACACAATGTAATTGCATGATTACCTCTATGATGATCACTATCATATATATCATAAATATCACGCTCACCATCAGCATAATCAGTCCCAATATTATCAAAATCTGATGATACTGGAATCGCTAATACTGCTAAATCACCACTTGCCAACCAATTCCTCAAACTATTTACATTACCACTAGTGAGATTATAATAGTATTTAGCTTCATATAGAGCGGCGTTTTTTGTTTGATTTTGATTAGGTTGTGTTGTATCATCAGATGCATCATATGGCATCAAATAATCTCTACAAGTTCCCTGATCTTGAATAAGATTAAATGCATCACCTATATAACATCCACCAGTAGGCAAATGAATTTGATTGTAAATATAGGCTGGTGACATCCAATTCTTATAGTAACTTACAGACCATCCCCAATCTTTAGCCTCTTGAAAACTTTTATAATAATATCCAGTTGCCCATGCAACACAACTTCCTTGATTACCTTGATTTCCAACAGGAGGTAACTTTGATGAATGATCAATACTTGATGGAATAGCTCCCATTACTGGCTTTTTAGAATTTGGTATTCTTGAAATATTATTTTCATGCAATTTTTCAAGTCCACATTGATGTAATTGTAATACTGAATTACGTTGACTTGGCTTTTTCAAATCATTTAAAGTAAGGGCAAATGTATAATTCATTACTCCTAACAAAATTATCACCACAATTAATATACTAATAAATCTTTTATAAAACATCTTAATTCCTTCTTTCTTTTTTTTATTAAGGTTTAATACCTTTTAGAAATACATAAACTTTATTATGTATTTCTAAAAAAAATTATCTCACTTATCTTTATTATATTTTCTTTTTCTGATCTCTCTAATATTATTAATATTATTTTTGATCAGATTAGAATTGTTAGTTTCTTTAATACATTTTCCATGAAGTTTTGTACATTTACCATTTCTGTTGAAAGTACAACTTTTCTCATTGCATTTTTGATCATACATTGTTAATGTCCCCTTTAGTCAAATAATTTACTCCAATCAAAATCATCTAAATTATCATTTTTATTATCTTTCCATGAAATTTCTTTTGAATATACTTTATCATCATTAAATATAAAATTTGGATATACTTCACAATTTCTACTACTTGGAATGTCGTCAATATTTTCAAGTATAATTTCAATTTCTTTTTTATCAAATTCAAACATTTTTATCCAATTCTCCTTTTAATAATTATCAGTTAAAGTAAACAATAAATAGTGAAGATTTTTTAATTAGCACAGTGAGATATTCTATCTAGAGCTTTTTTATATTTTTCAATTTACTTTAACTGATAAAAAAATCTAAATAAGTCCCCACCAACTTATTTATTATTATTCCTGAACTTACCCAACAATAATTCCCTCATGTATTTTTAAACTTTTAATTAAACTTGTATCCTCTAACTGCGGAATAATATTCTTGTAACAAAGCTCTTTGAAGTAGAGCAACCTCTTTGTATTTATCATTTTTCCCATTTTTATCTTTCATTATCTTTTGATAAATTTCACTTAATTGTTGTTTATTCATGTCCAGACCTCCAAAAAAATAATTTACTACATAATAAGTATAATATATAAAGTAATACTTTGTCAATACTTTATGTTTACAAAGTATTACTTGTTATGGTATACTGATCTTGGAGGTGTTTTTAATGAATCAAGATAAAGAAATTAAAAATAATAGAAGTTATAAAATTGAGGATAGCATATATAATGAAGTTGAGAAATTAATAAAAAAAAATACTGGTTTAGCTGTTAGTACTTATATAAGAATGTTTTTAGTTGAATATTTGAATAAAAATAAAAAAAATAGTCTGCAAAGACTATAACATTTATACTGGTTCTTATTATATTTTATTTATAGATATTTATTTACTGAAAATATTATATTACATAATTATATTTTTGTGAATATCTTTTGAAAACAGAATAAATATAATTGGCTGATATATTTTTATTCTTCATAGAAATATATATATCATGTTTTTTGGGCCAACTGCTTAAAGCTCCAAGAATACAATTTGGATGTATTTTCCCATATTGAATACCATTTCTGTCCATGCCACCATATTCCCAATTTTTTATTTTATCAATAGTACAATTTTCAATTAAAAGAATAAATATGGCTTTGTCTATTTGAGCTTGAATCATTCTTTCTTTTATTCTTCTTCTTTTTTCTCCATAAATGCAGCTTGCGAACTCTTCAATACTATTTTTACGCTCTATAACTATTCTTTTTTCATATGAAATATTATTTTCTTTAAATGAATAATCACCATAATCAAGTTTTTTCCGTTCAAATTTTATATTTTGAGATAAAAAAAATTTTGCTATATGCCAGTATCTTTGTTCCCTGGTATCTATATAAATTATCATAATCTATCCTAAACAAAAAGAGAATTCATAAATATTCAATGGCCTCTCATATTTATGAATTCTCTTGCACTCAACTATTCTTTTATATAGTTTGGTTTGGAGGCCAATCAAACCAAACTATATAATTTTTTTTAAATATAACTTGAACTCCTCTACTAAAATTCAAGTTATATTCATGAAATATCAAATATTATTTAATACAAAT